CGGGGTCGAGGATATAAAAAGCACCGGCCCTGCTTGCGGATGGGTCGGTGCTTGGTGTGTGGCAGACTACTGAGCGGCGCGGCCTGCCGGCGCGCCTGGAGAAAAAGAACAATGGAGGTTCGCGTGGGAGCCGAAGGGGTTCCCTCTTTCCGTCCGGCTCCATGGTATTATTCTACGCCGGAAAAGCGGAACTGAGCGGAGCTCTTTTGCATTACCTCCAGTGCTTTGCGGTGCAGACTGCGCACCCAGCGCTCGCTGATGTACATCCGGTTGGCAATCTGCCACCATTTTAGCCCGTCCACGTACCGAAGCTCCAGCACCTCCCGCTGCATGGGGTCCTCCAGCCCCGAAATTGTTTTGGTGATCTCCTCCAGCCTTGTATGCGTTGCGGCCAGCTGGTCGCACAGGGCGGCCTGCTCGGCCACCAGCAGCTCCACGGCCGCGCCGATCTTATCGCCGGGCCCGCTGCGCCCCATGGAGAGGGACAGGCAGGGCGTGGTGGCCGTGGCTCGGGCCGTAGCAGTGCGGATGCGTTCCCGCAGGCGGATCTCTTCCCGCAGGGCCTGCCGGTATCGCCACAGCCAGGCCGTGAGGGCCTGATAGTCTTCTTTTGTCATGGCGTACCTCCGTTATTCGAGTGCAGCCAGGTCGGCATACTGGCTGCGGGGGATGGCGGGCGGCTGGTCCAGCGGCTGCACCTCGATGTAAATTCCCGGCACATCGGCCCAGAACTTCTCGCAGATCTCACTGGCCACCTGTGCATCGTCCTTCCAGTAGCCGCGGGCCGTCATACAGTCCTTCAGCAGCTTCTGCAGGTTGTCGGTGTCCGGCTTGCTGGTGCGGTACTCGCCATCCACATGGCTCCCGGTGCAGGGAAAGCACCATTTCACCAGCAGCCGTAGCGCTCCCTCCATGGGCTGTGCGGGACGGTGCTGAGCAACGGCCGCGGTCAGCTTGGCACGGGCAGCTTTCAGTTCCGACGGCTCATATACCACCGGATAAACTTTCCCGGTGCGGCTGCGCTGCACCCGAATGGCTTTTTCCTGGTGCGTTGTGGTCGGCGGCTCCATGGGTAAGAAAAATTTCATCTTCAAGTTCTCCTCTCTTCGCGCGTATGTCAGTGGGAGGGTACCCCGAACGAGGGGCGCCTTCAGGCCCCTCGTGTAGAGGGATACCCACTGACCTGTCACGGACAGGGACAAACTTTATATACGTAGTATATAAGGCTGTCCTGTCCCGGGACAAAGCCTAGGCTTTGTCCGGATTTGTCCCACCTTCGCGTACTAAAGTGACGGTCATTTTTTGCCCACATTCACCCCGTCAATCCAGTATCCGCCGTGGGCCTGTACCCGTCTGCGGACGGTCTTTTCGCTGGTGCCGAGGTACTCGGCCAGGTTGTACAAGGTGGGCTTATCGCCCAGACTTTCCACCGCGGAGAAGGCGGCTTCCAGGCTGCGCTTCTGATCTTCTTTGCGGCTTGCCGAGGCGGCCTTGGCGTTGGCTTTTACGCCCTTCTGCCAGCGCGGGACATCGCTCTCCGGCTGGATGTCTGCCAGCACGCCGGAGTCATCCCGGCGGTGAATCGGGTAATCAAAAAACAGGTTGAGCGGCTCAAACCGGGCAAACTCGCGCAGGGTGCCCTCCACGCGCCAGGCGGTGCAGCTCTTGGCGGTTTCCCGCGCATGATCGGCGGCAAGGTCGGCGGCCTGTGCGGCCTTGTCCGGCAGCTTCTGGCAGGCCTGGCGCAGCTGCGCGGGGCTGAGGGCTTCGTCCGGGCCGATTTCTTCCGCACAGCCCGCAGCCGTCAATGCGGCCATGCGGGCGGCGCATTCGGCCTTGTTTTGCAGGTGTTCGGTCAGGGCCTGGGTAAGCGGCAGCTCGATCACGTCCAGCATGGCGTCCGGGTCCCGGGCAAACACGCCGGAGCCGGATGCACGGTCGGCGCTGCGTTTGCCGCCCTGCAGGCCTTTGGAGTGGTGGTGGCAGTAGATGACGGCACAGGACAGCTCCCTGCAAACCTTGTCAAACTGGTTACAGAAGATCGACATGGCCTCGGCGCTGTTCTCGTCGCCGGTGATGACCTTATAGATGGGGTCCAGAATGATGGCGATGTAGCCTTTTTTACTGGCCCGGCGGATGAGCTTCGGGGCGAGTTTATCCATGGGCACGGCCGCACCGCGAAGGTTCCAGATGTCGATGCTGGCCAGATTCTTCGCCGGCAGCTGCATGGCTGCGTATACGTCCCGAAAGCGGTGCAGGCAGCTGGCCCGATCCAGCTCCAGATTGATGTACAGCACCCGCCCCTGGGCGCAGGGAAAGCAGCCCATCCAGCGCTTGCCCTCGGCGATGGCGATGGCAAGCTCGATCAGGGCAAAGCTCTTGCCTGCTTTCGAGGGGCCGGCCAGCAGCATCTTGTGCCCCTGCCGCAGCACTCCCTCGATCAGAGGCGGGGCCAGCGGCGGCAGGTCTTGCCAGTTGTCCGCCAGGCATTCCGTGTCCGGCAGCTCGTCGGTCTCTGATTCCAGCCAGTCTCGCCAGTCCTCCCAGCAGCTTTTGCCGATGTTGGTGTCCAGCAGAACCTGCCGCTGGCTGCCCCGCACGATGCCCGGCATCCGGGACAATCGGGACGGGTTGCGGTTCTGCTGGTCGATGGTCAGGCCGTTTTTCTGGCAGGCTGCATACAGATAATCCACGCGCTTGCGGTATTCGGCATAGTCCGGTGCATCCACCTTTACAATGGCGTGGATGCTCTTGCCGCCGCTGTAAACCAGCGCCGCGCAGGGCAGCTCCAGCTGCCGGATGATGGCCTGCTGCTTGCCCAGGTCCATGTTGTCGCACTCCACCAGTGCATAGCGGTAGGCGGTGACGTTGGCGTCCTTGCGGCCGGCTCCGTCCACCGGGTTGAAGCAGATCCAGGCACCTACCTCCGGGTCGCAGTCACCCACAACGGCGCCGATGTCCCCGCGGCAGAGCGTGAGGGCCTCGATCAGCTGCCCGGCGGTGCGGTCCCAGCAGCCCCGGGTGGGGCGGCGGCGGTCATCGGCCAGAAAGCTCTCGGTGACAAACGCCACGTGCTCATCGGCCTCAAACAGCACCTGAAGATAGCGCTTCAGCTGATCGGCCGGGTTCCACTCGTCCGGAATCTGAAGGTCGCAGGGCTCCACCCAGCGGGGGTCCACAAGGCGCGTTTCGTCCGAAATCTGGGCGTCCCACGCCAGCGCCTGCCCGCTGGGTACATAGCCGCTTTTATAGGCCAGCTCAAAGATGCTGGCGGCCGTCACCGGGGATGGGCTGCCCCGGAAACTCTCCCATTTCCGGGCGCATTCGCCCGGGTGGAACCGGCTGGCATCCCGGCGGCTCCAGTCCTCCCACAGGGACAGGGGATAGCCGCTTTCCTTCAGCGCCATGCCCACCATTGCCCATTGGCTGTACTCCAGCGCGGCGGGGCTGATGGCATCCAGCGCGGCGCGAAGATCTTGTTCTTTTTCGTGCTCCATTTGCTTATCCCTCAGGCTTGTAGGTGGATGGCTTTACGCCCGGCGGCAGCCGCCAGCCGGACGCGGCAATGCGGTCGATCATCTGGCGGGCGGCCTCAAAGCTCCAGGTGCCCACGTGCACAAAGCCTTTCTGCTCCAGAAACCGGATCTGCTTCGGGGTGGTCAGCCCATCGGTGCGCCGCTGCTGCAGGCGATCCAGCAGCTGGCGGGCCTGGCCTGCTGTAGCAACGGCGTCCGGCAGAATGCCCTGTTTCTCCAGCAGCTGCTGTTGCTGTTCGGTGGGCTTTTCTGCTTCCCAGCCAAAGGCAGGCACATAGCTTTCCAGCTCCTGTGCCTGAATGCTCATAGCGTACTGCAGCGGGTCCACAAGCCGTTTCTTGCGCTTGCGCATCTCAGCCAGCTGCTTTGCAAGGGCTTCTTCGCGCTGCTGCAAAACTTCCTCGCTGGCGGTTTGCTCGGCGGCTTCGATGTCCACCGGCTCACCGCAGGCGGCCACATCCTCGGTCATGCGGGCGGCCACGGCCCGGTCGGTGCAGATCAGATCGGCCGGGCGGCACAGCTCGTGCCGCTCGGTGAGCCACAGAAAATCCAGAAGCAGCAGGTGCGTTTTGCTTTCGGCCAGCCGGGTTCCGCGGCCGACCATCTGGCTGTACAAGGCCCGGCTTTTGGTGGGCCGAAGCACGGCGATGCAATCCACCTCCGGGCAGTCCCAGCCCTCGGTGAGCAGCATGCTGTTGCACAGCACGTCGTACTGCCCGGCGGCAAAATCCGCCAGCACCTGGGCCCGGTCCTCGCTCTGGCCGTTCACCTCGGCGGCCCGGAATCCATGGGCGATGAGGATGTCCCGGAACTTTTGACTGGTGGCCACCAGCGGAAGGAACACCACCGTGCGGCGGCCTTTGCACACGGCGGCCATCTCGGCCGCGATCTGCTCCAGATACGGATCCAGCGCAGTGCCGAGGCCTTTGGCAGCAAAGTCGCCGCCGCTCAGCTCCACGCCCGAGATGTCCAGCTTCAGGGGGATGGTCAGCGCCTTGATCTTGCACAAAAATCCGTCCCGAATGGCCTGCGGCAGCTGGTACTCATAGGCCAGACTGTCGAACACTTCGCCCAGGTTGCGCAGGTCGCCCCGGTCAGGGGTGGCGGTCACGCCGAGAACCTTTGCACCCGAAAAGTGATCCAGCACCCGAAGGTAGCTGTCGCTGATGGCGTGATGGGCCTCATCCACGATGATGGTGCCGAAGTAGTCCGGCGAAAACTGGGCCAGCCGCTTGGCGCGGGTAAGCGTCTGCACGCTGCCCACCACCACCCGGTTCCACTGGCCGATGCAGCTCTCCTCGGCCTTTTCGGTGCTTGCGGTCAGCCCGGTGCTCTTTTTCAGTTTATCGGCAGCCTGCTCCAGCAGCTCTCCCCGGTGGGCCAAAATCAGAACACGGTCTCCGGCACGGACCTGGTCCTCAGCGATTTTGGCGAACACAATGGTTTTTCCGCACCCGGTCGGGAGCACCAGCAGAGTACGGCGACGGCCGTCCTCCCATTCCTGGTGGACGGCCGCGCGCGCTTGCTGCTGATAAGGCCTTAACGGCATCGGCATGGATCAGAAGCTCCCGGGCTGCCACTGCTGGGTGCCGGCTCCCAGCTGCGTCTGCTTCGGCGCGTCCTCCGGGTCAAGGAAGCGCAGAATCTCATTGGCCTTGCGGGTTTCGCCGTCTTTGCCCGTATACTCCCGTACACCCACATGGCACATACCCGTGCGGCCCTGAATGTCCCAGCGCATACGCAGGGGCTGGCCATGCCGGCGCAGGCCGATGGCTGTGAAGAACGCGCAGAGCAGGCCCTCGCACTTGGAATGCAGGAACAGATTGTGCTTGATGGTGGCCTCCCCGCCGGGGCCCTCCACCAGCAGTACCAATTCGGCCTTGTTGCAGGGCGGCAGCTTGGCGCTGCCGGGATGGCGGGCGCGCGTTACGGTGGATACAGTAAAGGGATAATCGCCTTCGGGCAGCAGCACAAAGGTGGAGTCCTGGGTGATTTCATCGTCCCAGGCAAACTCGCGGCTTGCGGATGCATTGTACTCGGACATGGATAAACCTCCTTGGTTCTTGTGAAAAAAGTCGTTTTGTCAGAATGGCACATCGTCGCACTGGGTGATCATATCCAGCACCTGCGGCCATGCCCCGATGAGAACGCCCTGGAGAAAGTCGGCCGGATAATCCTTGATGGGCATATCCGCTGGGAAGTACCCCCGCACGTTGCCCACCACGTTCTGGACCTGCTGTTCGGTGATGTGGTTGGCGGCCATCAGCTGGGCCAGCTGCTCCGGCACACCGTTGGCCATCAGCTTCTGCTGCTGGATGCGGCTTTCCTCCTGATACTGGGGGCTGCCGGGCAAAGCAGTCTGCGCGGCCGGCTGCGGCTGTGCAGCGGGTGGCTCGGGAATGGGGGCGGCGGTGGCTGCGTCCAGAATCGGACTCTCTTTGGATACCGGGGCCGGGCTGGGTGCAGGCTCTGCGCGTTTTCCGATGGGCTCCATACTGCCGAACAGGGCGGCAATGGATTCAAACTCAAAGGGCAGCTCTTCGGCCAGGCCGTACCGGTTTTTGGCGTCCCAGCAGGGGTGGTGGGTGGTGTACATCACCCGCTTGCCGCCCTGGGCCTTGAACTTTTTGCCGCTGTCATCGCTGGCAACGGCAAACGTCTTGTAGTTGGCAAACAGGATCAGATCGGCCCATTCCTTCACCATGGGCAGGATGTACTTGGAGAGCTTCAGCTCCCAGCGGTCGTAGCTGCCCAGTTCGTCCGGCTGCTCAAACTTGGATAGCTTTGCGTGAGCGGTGAGCACCACATTGACGCCCTTTGCCTTGACCTCTTCCAGCAGGTTCAGCAGCTTGCCAAAGTCCTCGCCCAGATAGACGTAGCCCTTGCCATAGCCAAACTCCTCAATGCCGGACTTCTTGCACCGGGCCAGCAGTGCGGCGGTGCAGAGCTTTTCGGCCCAGTCTGCCGTGTCGATCACCAGCGTGCGGCAGCAGCTGGGATCATCCCGCACCTGCTGCACCTCGCCGGTGAGCATGGCCCAGCTGGTAGGGTAGGGGAAGCGCTTGACCTCGTAGGCGTCGGTGCTGTGCTCCGTGTCGATGAACACGGGGTCCGGGAACCGGGCAGCAAAGGTCGTTTTGCCGATGCCCTCCGGGCCATACACGATCACCTTTTTGGCCGTTTCGATGCGGCCGCCGGAAATGGGATAACTCATTAAAATTCACCTGCTTTCCAGTTGTTTCGGGTCGGGGCGGGAGCTGCCGTGTTGTCCTGCGCGGCATAGCCGTCCTCAATGATAATGCTGCATTCGCTTCCGGTGGAGACCCGGGTGGCAATGGCCTGAAGGCCCTCCTGCTCCAGCCAGGCGCCGAACTGCGCCAGCGTGTCCGGGTCCATCTGCTCCAGCTTGTCCAGCAGCACAAAGCCGCACTGGGGGTTCACCCTCCGCACAATGCTGGTGGCGGCCATGAGCTGCTGTGCACCGGACATGCAGTCCCACGCCTTGTCCTGGTAGGTAAGCTGCCCGCTTTCATTCACGCTCAGCCCGGGCAGGGGAAGGTCGGCCCCCTGAAGCAGGTCCAGCCGCTCCTTCCGCAGCTCCGTCAGCTGCTGGGTGCAGTCGGCGTACTGCTGCGTATACTGATCGGCCTCGGCCACGGCGCGCTGCCGGTCCATGTTCTGCCGGATCTTGGCATTCTGCTGTTCGATGGTGCGCAGGCTCTCTTCCAGCTCCGCGGTGGATTCGTCCTGCAGGTCGGCAGCGTCGGTGTTGGCGATCTGCAGATCGCGCAGGCAGGCCTCGTACTGGTCGGCCAGCTGCTGCAGCTGCTCCGACAGGGCGGCCACCCGGCTTTGCAGGGCTTTTGCCTGGGCGTCCAGCTGGGCGGCTTTGGCCCGCTTGCGCTGGTTTTCCCCGTTGCGCGCCAGAATCTCCTGCTGCCGGCGGATGAGTTCGCTGGCAGAGATCGGCTCTGCCGGCATGCCCTCCCAGTAGGGCAGCTCCTGCGCAAATTTCTTCTTCTGGTCGGCGATCCGGCCCAGGCTGTGCCGCTCGTCGTAAACCTTCTGAATTTCCAGGTCCAGCTTTGCCAGCTGATCCTTCACACCGATGATGCCCAGCAGAATGTCGGCCTTGTCCTTGTCGCCGGCATCCAAAAAGCGGGGCAGATCCAGCGCAAAGGCGCTGACAAAGCTGTCCAGCAGGGTCTGCCCGGCACGCTGGCCGGTGGGGTCGGTGACGCGCAGCTCGCTGTTTTTGCCCCGGCGCTCTACCACCAGCCCGTTGGAGAGCTCCACTTTCAGGTAGGGCGGCACCACACTGCCGTCCCGGGCGGGGCTGCTGGGGGTGAACCGTTTGCCGCCCAGTGCCCACGCGATGGCGTCCAGCACGCTGGTTTTGCCCTGGCCGTTGCGGCCGCCGATGATCGTCAGGCCGTTTGCAGCGGGGGAAAGCGCCACCGCGCGGATGCGCTTGGTGTTCTCAATCTGCAATGCATTGATCTTTACCATTGTTCCTTCTCCTTTGTCAGTTCTTTCGCTTGCCCGCCGCACAGGCCGTGAGCGCAAGCTGCAGTTTCTCCAGCTCGTCCTCAGGCATATCCAGCATCCCGAGGCCGCAGCAGCGCGATTCATACGCGCATTCACAGCAGCGCACCAGAGTGACCGGCTCGCTGGTGCGGTATCTGGCCAGCTGGGCCTTCAGCTTGGCAAGTTCCTTCTCCACGGCGGCCAGATGGTCGGATTTGCCGGACAGCTGCGACCGCAGCTTGGCGTTATCAGTTTTGTACTTGGCAGCGGCCCGGTCGGCACTGTCGATCTGGGCGGCCAGCTTCTCCCGGGCACGGCGTTCGCCCTCGGCGTAATACTTCGCAAGCTCCGCTTCGCCGGGCTGCTGCACGGCCACCTCAATGGGGCGGGCCTCGGCCTCATCGGCTCGCCTGCGCTCCGCGTCCAGATCGGCCAGCGTGGCATCCAGCCGGGCCTCGGCAGCAGATCGCCTGTCCTTTTCACTGCGGGCATCCCGCTCGGCTGCGTCCGCCCGGGCCGTCTCACTTTTCAGCCGGGCCACCATCTCCTGATACTCCTTGTGGGTGGTGATGTCGCCGGCCTTCACGGCGGCCACAGCCTCCGCGGGAGCGCTGGGTTTGGCGGCGGCGTACAGCAGGCTGGGAGAGAGCTCCTGCAGGATTTCCTGCTGTTTGGGAGAGCTGGCGTCAAAAAGCTGGGCAACCTGCAGTAGGCGAAATGCGGTGGTTTTTGCAAGCCCCAGACTTGCGCACCAGCGGCGGAAGGTATCCTCGCTGTATTGGTTGTTGTGAGCTAGTCCCAAATTGGGACTAGCTCCGCACAGTGCCTCGTGGGCGATGGCCACACCGTCGGCCATACGCCGCAGGCCGATCTCGGCCAGCTTTTTACCTGCGCTGAACTCCCGCTCCGCCAGATGCAGGTCGGTAACGGTTTGGGCATCCAGCCCCGAATAATCAAACTCCGCTGCCGAACAGGCAGCTGCGGCACCGGACGGGTTTGACATTGCACCGGAAGCATCCGCAGGGGAGCAGGGGCCCGGCGGGCAGCTGTTTGCATCCGCCTGGGTGGTCGATGTTTCCTCCGCCAACGTGGCAGCAGGGACGGCCATAGTCACAGCAGCATCCGCATTCGGGACAGTCATATTCACTTTGCATGGTGTTTCCTCCTTGTTGGGCAGTGTGCGCAGGGCCTTTACCACAGCGTCTGGCACCTCGTAGTCGTCCATGAGCAGCCAGTCATTGCTGTTGGCCAGCCAGTCTTGCTTACTTTGGGGCAGTCCATCTTCCTGGGCGTCCATGTATTCTCTTTCGACCGTTGGGCTGAGCACCCAGCAGCGCTTTCCCTTGGCCCAGAGCCAGAAGCGGCCGCGAAAAGCCGTACACAGGCAGCCGGTCTCAGCATTCTGAGCAATCACATAATCTTCATTCATTCCGTTCTCCTCTCGCGCCCGCACCGATTCAGCGCGGGCAAGCACTCGGGCGTAGGCCCATGCGGGGGCTTCTTAGTCGGCAGAATGTCCCGCTCTGCATATGGTGTACGGTAGCTGCCGCCGTGGCACTTCGTGGCCGGGCGAGTGCAGGCCGCGCAATTCATGTCACATTTCATGGTGAGTACCTTCCTCTCGGGCCTGCTTGGCCCAGCCGCTGACGGTTACAGGGGCGGCCCCCACCATGATGGCCACGCGCTGCTGCGTGTAGCCCCGGGCCAGCAGTGCCAGTGCGCGGGTCCTCTGCGCGGTGTGCTTTGCCGCTGACTCCGGCAGCCCCAATGCCGCACGGACTTGTGCGTGGGTCAGCCCGGTGCACTGGGCCAGGATGGGGATTGCTTTGGTTTTACTTCTGGCTTCGCGGTAGGTGCAGCGCATCCAGTCCAGAGTGTCCTGGTCAATTTCCACATCCGCCACGGGGGTCACCTCCCAGCATGTCGAGCGAACCGCTCAAATATAAAATCATTGCGCAAATTACAATGGTGTTGGTGACCTCGTCCAACTCGTGGAAGTCGACGTCTCCGCGCTTGTCACGCCGCTGCCCGGCGGTTTTCTGCACCAGCATGTGGCGAAGCTGCTCGCAGGCGTCCTTCATGGCGTCAATATCCTCCGTGTGCAGCTGGTATGCGCCCATCTGAACAAACGCCCACATTGCATCCAGGGCCTCGTATTTGACACGCTTGTCATTCACCGCGCGTCACCTCCCAGCCAGCTGCCCAGCCCAGCGGCCAGGCCAATCAAAAAGATTTCGCCGCCCACGGCCCAGTAGCCGCGGGTCAGGTAGGCCACCGGCACCCAGATGGCGGCCGCGGCCAGGGCGCCCAGCAAGCCGCCGAAAACGCCGCCCCAGTTGACGCGGGGCAGGTTGCGGGGTAAGATAGATTCAGTGCCGGGGCGGGTAGCTTTGGCATGCTTGAGGTCGTCCCGGGTTGCAGCCGGGGCGGCCTTTTTATGTACGATGATGTACTGGGTCATTTGTAGTCCTCCTTTTAGGTTGTCAACACGGCCAGCAGCCAGGTGCCCAGCATCAGGGCCACCGCCGGGGCTGCCTTCGGCTTGCGGTCTGCGATAATGCAGGCCAACACGTACCAGATCAGCGCCGCCAGCCCCAGCCATGGCAGCAGGCTCAGCAGCACTCTCATCGCTCCAGCGCCTCCCTGGCCTGCTCCAGGCTGGTGATCTCATGCCCGTCTTTGAGCGCCTCAAAGAGGGCCTCAAAGGCGGCGGCCCGCTCCTGGTACCGCTTGGCAATCCGGGCAGCCGAAGCGCGTTCGGCCTCCGGCAGGTGCCGGTTGGCCGCCGAGCGGGCGGCGGCTCCGGCGTTTTCTGCTGCCAGCCACTGGGCCGACGAAAGCGCCGACTGCAGGGTCATCACCTCGTAAATGCTCAATTCGTACAGCATTGGTTTGCCTCCTTTCATGCGAACTTCCAGCGGCAGGCCGCTTCCAGCGCCGCCAGTCCCTGCTCGGTGATGCGCCGCCGGCCGCCCAGCTCGATCACGCCGTCCGGCCCGCAGCAGCCTGCGTTGATGCGGCGGGTGATGGTGTCCGGGCTGACGGACATCATGTCCGCCACCTGCTTG